CACCATCATCATTGGCGTCTAGCATATTGTACACTGGATCCATCCAATAATCTTCGTAAGGATGCTGTTCGCTGAGACTCCCAGTGAAGAACGGAGTAAGGTTCATGGTAGCACCTTGACATTGTATACCATTACTATAAGTGTTGGTAATATAAGGTCCTTGTAAAACCTGTATTGCCTGATTGGTTACTGAGCCACTGGAATTAGCGACAGGATTAGCGGTAGCAGAAACTCCCCCCACGTCTGTGTTTGCTAAGACTGGGGTAGTTATGTTAAAAAGACTAAGAACGGTTAGTACTGATGTACTTATTGACTGAAGATTGAGGTTGTGTCTGTGACGCTTTGTATTGTTGTTGTTCTTTGTATTATTGTCTGTGTCTGTAAGCCCGGACCATTGTAGTGCTCCGTGAATTGGAACGATTGTCCTACGTTTTGCTGTGTCCAGTTTGGTTTTTGTTCTAAGTCTAAACCAGTCCATGATGAAGTCACTCCATTCAAAGTATTAGATTGAGCAGTCCCCACATCTGGTGACATGCTCGTGCCATCGTGTTGTACGTTTGTCCCCGTTACCGAATATGTCCAACCTGTCGAATAATCCATAGAATTAATCGTCTCTGTCACGGTGCTCGTCGTTTCCGTGTGGCTGGTCATCGAACCCTGTGTAAAGTTAGGCACCACAGGAACAGCTATCGCAGTCGACGCACTCGCAAGGGCAATCACACCCACAGTCATCGCACGATACAGTTTCATTTGTTACCATAACTCCTTATTTTATAGTAAGTTCAGTGACATGTTGTCCTGTAGCTGAGGTACCTGCACCACCAGCAGTTATTGTCATAACCCCTGCACTGGTTATAGTTCCAGCGAGTGTGTCTTTTGTACCAGCAGCAGTAGAAGTTTGATTACTGAAGTTTCCTACAGCACCTACTGTTGGTGCTGATGTTGGAACAGCATCTGCTTGGGTGTATGACTGGGTAAAGCTGAAAGCTGCACCAGGCACATCTTGGGTCGCTGCTATAGTACCAGGAGCATAAACACCTGAAGTTATAGTACCAACACTCACTGTGTTAGCTGTTGTACCATCAGTTGTGTCCACACCGTTCCCCGTTATCGAGAACGACGATCCAACTCTCTCAACCTGTGTTGCTGCTGCGTTCACTTGTAACTGAACACTTGATGATAGCCTGTGAGTAATGTCTGCACGGGCAGTCATCGGAGCAGCTAACGCTAACATAATAAAAGGAATAAGTTTTTTCATTCTTATACGTAGCATTCTAGCCGTATTTATGATAATATATATCCAACGATAAAAATACCTAGAAACATGAGAATTTTTCTTGACACTGCCGATACAGAAGTGATCAACAAACACTATGTCACTGGTCTTATAGACGGTGTCACAACAAACCCAACTCTCATACGTAAGAGTGGTAGAGATCCTATCAAAGTTTACGAAGAGTTAGTAGAGTTAGGACTCACTGACATCAGTATGGAGGTTGGTGGTAATGCTATGGAGATGGTAGAACAAGGTAATAAACTTGCTACTTTGTTTGGAAAGGTTGCAACCATTAAGGTTCCATGTACCGTTGAAGGTCTATGGGTGTGTAGAGAGTTGAGAAGAAACCTTATAAATGTAAATGTAACTTTGATATTCTCAGCAGCACAGGCAATCCTTGCAGCAAAGGCAGGAGCAAAGTATGTTTCTCCTTTTGTGGGCAGATTGAATGACAACTCTATAAATGGATTAGATTTGATTCAAGAAATCAATAGTATATTCACAATGCAAGGTGTTCATGAGACAGAGATACTATCTGCATCTATTAGAGATGTGTCTGGTGTGTCTGGTTCATTCGCTAGAGGTGCCGACATAGTTACAATGCCACCATCAGTATTTGAAAAGATGTACAACCACATCTTGACTGACAAGGGGTTAGAACTTTTCAATGCAGATTTAGAGAGCATAGCAAATGCGAATCATTCATAACGCAGTATCAGATGAACTCATCGATAGATGTCTCGATGAAATACAAAAAAAGAAGACGCAAGATGTTTGGGGTATATCCAAATGGAAATGGAATGCTCCACTAACTAAAGGTTTCAAACAATTTTGTTTCTCTTCTAGACCTGAGGTATATCAATTCAATGATCTTAGGAATCAACTCACACAATACTTTCACAGAGTACCTACAAATATAAACTATCATTTGTGGTTACCAGGTTCTGGTATCAACTGGCATGATGACAACATGAACCTCTACGGTGCTACATTATATTTGAATGATTGGGTACCAGAAAAGGGTGGTGTATTCATGTGGAGAGAAAAAGATACTGAAGAATTGAAGTGCATACATCCTCAAAGAAATATGCTCATGATAAATGAGTATGGAGAAGATCATGCTGTCACTCCTATCATGGTAAATGAGGGAGCAGGATTGAGATTGTCTGTGCAGATATTCTGTCAATACCCTAATGAAGAGTTGAATCAAGGTCAACCATCAGCACCTGTACCACCAGAAGGACATTACGATTAAATGCATCTTCACTCTAAACATATTGGTCTTGATTGGGCAGATGATGTAGAACTGCTCTGCAATAAACTTATACTACAACATAAATGGAGTAGTAAAAACTATAAGAGAGGTGAGTATGTATTTGATATAGCACCTAATAATCTAGGATTCTTTCAACCCCTGTTTGATATAATAAAACAAGAAGTTATAACACTATATCCTAAGGCAGATATACCAGATAGAATATTCAATAAGAGTTGGGCGTACGTATCTAATCAAGATAGGACTGTCAGTTTTTTTCACAATCATATTTCAGAAAAGGTAAGGAAGGATATATCCACTGTGTTCTACCTAAAAAAACCACCAAACTCAGGTGATATTATGTTTTTATTGGGAGAGGAAACACATATACATAAACCAGTAGAAGGTGAACTCATCATCTTCCCTGCTACATACTATCACTCACCTTTGCCATCAAAAACAAAGGAATATCGGATAGCAATCAACGTCAATGTAATGACTCTAAATGAGTATGATTACTTCCTTGACAACTGAGGTGAATGAACAGTATAATTATGTCGTTAGTTCAAAAAACAATGTCGAAGAAGGGATCTTTTCTTTCGAGATTCAAAAACAAATCTCAACTACTTGTATCTGCTGTTGAAAATAAGATAGACTTAGAGTATGATCATCCTAATCTTTATGATTCTCTAAGGTCTTTCTATCAGTCACAAGACATTTATTTTTACAATGATAGAGAAAGGGATTACGATGTTATTATGGAGAACTTAGAGTATGATTTATTGAATACGGGGTTTATTGGATGATTGAAAAAGAAAGAAGACCATGGGGTTACTTCACTGTCTTACAAAGAGGTGACAAGTATTGTGTCAAAGAACTCTTCATAGAACCAGAGATGAGGATCTCTCTACAATTCCATCGGTATCGCACTGAGGACTGGGTTGTTGTAGAAGGTGATGGTATAATAACTCAAGGTAATTTAGAGACACCATGTAAAGTTGGCGATACATTCTTCATACAGATAGAACAACGTCATCGCATACAGGGTGGTAAAAAGGGAATAAGAATTATAGAAGTACAAAGAGGTGACTGTCAGGAAGATGACATCGTAAGACTACAAGATGATTATAATCGTATAGATCATTTTGCATGGGGTCACTACTAATGAATCCAAATGATTTCACACCAGAAGACCCTGCACATTACCAACGTGGTAATATACAAGTTTGGGATTTCATAGCAGATCAAGGACTTGATTTCTTCGCTGGTAATGTAGTAAAGTATGTCTGTCGTGCAGGACACAAGGACGATAAAGTCCAAGATTTGAAGAAGGCAAAAGCATACATTGATAAACTTATAGACTTATGTTCCTAGTTACAGGTGGTGCAGGATTTATTGGCAGTAACTTCCTACACTATCTCAAAAAATATACTGGTGTAGATGATCAGATTGTTATCATTGACAACCTTTCTTATGCTGCTGACAAACAATACATGCCACTCAATGATCAGTTTGTATTTGAGTACTGTGATATATCACAGGAGGAGAATGTAAATTATATCTTTGATAAGTATAAGATCAAGAAAGTATTTCACTTTGCTGCTGAGTCACATGTTGATAATAGTATAACTAATTACAGACCTTTCTTAGAAGCAAATGTAATAGGCACAATCAATTTATTGAATGCCAGTCTAAGACATAACGTAGAGAAGTTCCATCACATATCTACTGATGAAGTGTATGGTTCTTTAGAGTATTATGATAAGGTATTATTCAAGGAGACAACACCATATGACC